ACATATCCAGCAGATACGTTCAAGAGCTTTGGATTCTGTATCTTTGATGAGTGTCACCATCTTGGTGCCTCTAACTTTAGTCAAGCACTGCTAAAAATTCAGACGAAATGGATGCTTGGTCTCTCCGCAACACCTACACGTGATGATGGGCTCACAAAGGTGTTTGAATGGTATCTTGGCAAACCAGTCTATTGGGAAAAGCGCCGTGAGGCAGATACTACTGTGAGTGTCAAAGCACTGATGTTTGACTTGAATGATCCGTCGTATCGCGATGTTCCTGTAGATTACAGAGGTGAGCCAGTCTTAGCAAGACTCTTGACAAAACTTGTGGAATGCCAACCTCGTAATGAATGGATTGTTGCGCAGATTCAAGAACAACTTCTGGAACCAGCACGTCGTATTCTTGTTCTCGCTGAGCGTATTGGCCAACTTGAGACGATTGAACAACTTCTTCTTAACGACGAACCATCCTTAGATATTGGATACTACATTGGAGGAATGAAGGAGGCAAAACGAGAGCGTGATGGGAGAGAGGCTCGTGTGCTACTTGCTTCTTACGCTATGGCTTCAGAGGCAATGAACATTAAGACACTCAATACTGTACTCTTGGCAAGTCCGCGCAAAAAGGTAGAGCAGTCAGTTGGACGAATTCTGCGTGAGCGTCCTTCAGAACGAAAGGTAATGCCACTGATTCTGGATGTTGTAGATAGTCACGGAATGTATCAAGGACAATGGAGGAAGCGACGAGCCTTTTACAAGGCTTGTGGCTACAAGATTCAAGTTCAACTCTATGGAAGCAACGATACATCAGATGATACTGATGCTGAAGAGGACCCTAAATCAAAAGGGGAAGTAAACTTGGGTCAATGTGCATTTGTAGATGATTAGAGCTTACGACAATATCCCCAGCCACGAGGATCACTTTTGTAGTGAATGATATGCTCAACCTTTTTTTCCTCCAAGAGACGATTGTACGTCTGTACTACTGTTTGAGCGTAAGGTTCATCACAGACATCATCAATACACATAATCCCACCAGGTTTAAGAAGCGGTAGCATATTGACCACATCCTTATACGGCACATCGCCTTGATGCCCACCATCAACAAACACAAAATCAAATATGGGTTCAGGGTGAATCTCATGGAATTGAGGAACACTCTGTCGTGAATCACCAATCAACAGTGTATGACGATTTGGCCAAAGACGATCTATAAGAGCCTTTTGATGTCCAACATAGGGCCACTGACCAAGATCAAAACTAATTACACGAGTGCTTTCACGAACATTCAAAAATACAGCACTACTCATCCCAACATTAAATCCAATTTCGCCGATGGTAGTAAGTTCAGGATGCTCTTTCAGAAATTGTTCTAACTGAGAGGCTTGTTGAGGAATCGTAAACCCCTCAACAAAAGGAAGCGTTTGTTGTAAATGTATAACAGATTGAACAAAGGTATCCATTTAGAAGTAAATGAATATAATCATGTTAGTTTAGATAGTTTTTTTACTTGCGGCCATTGCGACGAGTCTTGCGCGACTTCCGTGACTTCCGTGCCTTGCGACCCTTACCCTTACGACCACCTCCCGTCTTGAGGCAAGCCGCGCTAATGTGAGGTTGCGCTGTGTAGGGAACATTCACAAGAAACGGTGTCTTTCCATCAGCTAGTGTTCCAGCGTCACCTCCAGCAGAGTTGCTTGGTGCGTGGGTATATCCAGAGCGGGGGGCTTCGTAAACCATTGAATCAACACCACCAACACCACCAGATTGTCTGCGTCTGTTGCGACGAGTCCAACACTTGCGGCTCTTCTTGCCACCCTTTTGGAGTACATCACCAGATCCAGGACTGGGGGTAGGGACCAGCGGAGGAGGTGCCGTAATGAGAGATGAGATATCACCCTTATTGAGGGGATTTTGCTGGGCAACGAGACCATCGCCACAGCCGCTGTAGCTCGGCTCCATCAGAGCAATCTTGGACGCACCAACAACATTAAACTCATTGGTAAAGCGGCCACCCTTTTGTCCTGCCATCGGAGTCTCAACTAGACGCAACTCTGCCGCTGTGGGCACAGCAGATACCGTTTGGATATATCCTCCAGAAAGTGGTGCTCCAATTCCTTGCATAGCGGTCTGTGTAGCACCAGTGGTAAACGCACCACGCCCACCCATCATATTTTGAAAGGCTGAACGACGGCGGGAACCTCCAGCAAATCCGGGAAGACCACCCTTGATTTGAGCATCAGCCAGGTATCCAGGACGGACAGCCTCGTTACAGCTGGGGAAACGGAGTACCTCTGCAGCATTTCCTAGACTCGGATTTGTGGGGTCAACGGAACCAGCAAAGCGGTAGGCCCATCCCTCACCACCAGCTTGATTCACACGGCGGTTGCGGCGGCAACCTCTGCGCCGTGTCTGGCGCTGTTTGCGTGCAACGTTATTCATCCTACTATAAGGTTCTAAACGAATTTTTTCTATGTACCTATAGGAGCTTGGACCCCAATGTCAGAACGACAGTGTGTCATTTGTTTTGATGATCTTTCTCCATCACAAGTAACCTTTTTGGATTGCTCACACGAATTTCATAAACACTGTTTGAATCAATGGTTACGTACGACTCGGACGTGCCCTCTGTGTAGAATGCCAATCACCTTAGAACGACAAGCAAACTGGGTTTCCTTATACGCAACCGCTATTGTTGTATCACAGGAAATGATTCTTGAACGACTGTTATTTACCTGCGCCTTTTTACAACTTGCTCTTGGAAATTTAAAAACAGCAGAGAGTTGGGAACCGAGAAAAATACAGCTTGTATCAATGATTCATCGGTTTGAATGGTCTGGTGTGCGTTTGCCTTGTTTAGATGTGAGCTCACGAACCGCAGCAAAGCAAGAACTCAAGCGATGGCGCCAACAGACAGAAGCATTTACACAACAGCGTCTTTCACATTCGCTCAGGATGGAGTCTGTGAAGCAGATTCTTCTAGCACAATTTGCCGAATTTCATACTTTTGAAATGCCTCGCACCATAACAGGACAACCTTTACCCGTTCTTGAGCCGCAAGTGCCTCACGCAGTTGCTTGGACAGCTCCATACGACGAATCGCGGGAAGACCAAGTTCTTCACCAGTCAAACTCTCAAGAGGAGATGCCTCAGGAAGCTTTGTGCGAGGGCTTCGTTTCAGATAGCCAACAACATGACGCTCTGTAGATGGTTCTGGCTTAGGAGCAACTGGCTCTGATTTAGGAACATGAGTAGAAGCTTTGGGTTGAGGCTTGGGTTCTTCAGCTTTCTCAGCGATCATCTTGCGCTCGTGATGCGACTGCGGTTTGAAGGAATCAGCCTTCTTTGGTGGAATCCATAGAAAGCGACGCTGTCCAGCCTTTTCAGGTTGAAAGTCAACTGCGTAGCCTTCATCAGGAGTAATGGCTGCAATATCCTGAAGACTTTCCCAAACAGGGAGATGGAGCGTCATCTCTGCCTTTGGATTAGCTGCATCAAAGACGACTGATGCAATATGTTGAAGAATCTTCCAACGTTTAGAATAGGGTAGAGACTCGTATTGATTCTCCTTTTCCCAATAAATCACATCCCAGATATATAGACTCGTTTCCTGAAAGTCATAGGCTGCTTCGAGTACAATTGGCCCAGAATGTTGAACACGACGGAGATGGAGAGGAACCTTGATACTAGACATTCGTGTCGCATCACGAGGATCAACAAGCACCGCAGGACCAAGATCACTTAGGATCAGCCATTGGGGGCGCAGATGCTGTGGCCGTTTCCACGCATAGAACGTATGTTTAGATAGAATCGGCTGACTGGCATCCTTCACAAGCTGATACGAAGGAAAGGGAAAGGAGAGAGGTTCCATAAGATTGGTGATAGTCTTATGGAACCCAGAATTAGGCGATTGTTTCTTGAGACCAGTAGGGTTACGAACCTGCGGTTCACTGCTCTGAACAGAAGTGAACTTGAGCATCTCTATCTGTAGTGGCTATCGCCGTTTAGACCAATTTTTCGCGACGAGATTTGCGCGTCTTGCGAGCTTTTCTCAACAATTTCCGTGTGCCTTGTTGACGACGGAGTTGTTTGGTCAGATTTGTCTGGCGTTGTTCAAGAGCTTTTACAAGCTGGTCTGTTTGATTCCTGAGTTCAGTAAATTGCTGAATGACTTTCCTTGCGTGTGCTAAAAAGGTAATAAGTTTAGGATACACTGGTGCTGTAAAAGAGCTCAATCGTGATTCTAAATCAGGAATATATGCTTCATAAATGTTATGTATCATATTACGAACTGGTCTTAGTTTTGCCAACAGCTTTTTTTCTCGTTGCTGGAGATTTTCAGGTGATGTTGCGTTTCGTGTATTTGTTTGAAGCGTATCTAATGCTTGACGATAGGATTTGCTGAATCGTTTTGTTTGTTCGCTGATATAGTCAATTTGTTTATCAATTCCAATATGTATCCACTCACTATAAGTGCTTCGTTCCTCTTCTTCTTGGGCTGTTCGTTGAGGAAGCTTCATTGCTGTGCGTAAATTCCGAAATACTGTGCGTTCTTGTTCACGCACTTCAGATGTAGTATTTTTACTTCTAGCACCTAACCCTGTAATAGTTCTGAGTAAATCTCCTATGCTGACTGAAGCAGATGCGTGTTCACCCAAAAATTCACGAAGTTGAATAATAAATGGGCCAAATTGTTGTCTTCCAATACGCAGACATTCTTGAATAAATATTTTTAGAGGCGCGTATTTAGGGTCAGTATTCTCTAGAATGGGATATGGATAGGTCAGTAACGATAAAAATGTCGCAAAGCGTGACATTGGAATTTTTGTAAAGTAATGTGGAACTCCATTTCTAAACGTAAAGAATCCATTTATCGTGCGAATTAATTCAAGCGGTAAGTCATCACCTGTATCAGAGGCATATTCTCTTGACAATGCGATTACTGTTCCTCCTTGCTGACTTAGTTCTTTTAATGGTTGAGCAGAAAAAGTAGGTTCATCAGGTGAAGCACAGAGCTCCTGTTTCGCAGAAAAGGAGAACTGGCGTGCGAGACGACGTTCAGGTTCTACTTTACGAGGTAAATTTCCTGCGACTGGTGCAGTATACCTCGACTCTAAAATCTTGTCTAAGGCATCCTCATATGCTGACCTTACACCAATTGGTCCACGACACGTGCCGATAATCAGTAATTTGTATTGTTTTGTTCCGTAAGTTGGAAGTTGTCCAAACAGTGTAGATAATTCAATCGTAAGATCTTTTACAGTAATATCTTCACCTATATCATCACCAAATCCTACCATATCTTTGTATATACTTTCACCTTTATCAAATTGTTCAAGATCAACACTATCTTGTAGGACTTCAGGATGAGAAAACCAATTGAATGTCTGCCATTTTCTAGGTCCATAGGATATGGTTAAGTAGTCAATACGTTCTTTTGAAGTTGCTAATACCATGAGTGCCATTAAATCATCACGACGTTCTGGAAGCACTTGGGCTTGATCAAGTTTTGCTTGAGGTATTTCGCCTCGCGTGTAGAGATCCATTACACGGATAATATATTGATTTTCATCGTATTGTGGTTCTAGCTTCTGTGCTGTTTCAACGGATACAGGAAGTTTAAATAACCCTTTTGCCCAAAAGGCACCTTTATCAGAAGTAAAGGTAAATTCAGAATTGGGAAGAATATCACCAGGAACGTAAACCATTGAATGTTCATAGGGAACATACTCATCAGTGCGACCAGTAATATAATTGTCATAAATCCGTTGGTAGTATTCTTCTTGTTGTGTTGTGGATCCACCTTCAGGACGACTGCTTCCTTCAGAAATATCAATAAATTCAGGATTCATTAAATGAAGAAAATTAGGAAACTCATGTATTCCAACGTAGCGAATGAATCCAGAAATGCCAAGAAATACAACAAATGTATGTTCTGGAACAATTGTTACTGAACTAAAATCAGTTGCTCCGTGAGCACTCAAATACAGTATATCAAATGCTTCACTAAATCGTTGAGCATTTGGTATTTCCGTTTGTAAGTGTTTGAGCACTGTGACAGCACCCCCACGCATCCTAGTGAAGAAGTCCTATTTTTCACTAGGTATATCTATACATAAGGCGCTTAGAACGCCGAGTAGTTGGGATTTTCATCCTCAAGAGCACTTACTGTTCCGAAAAAGGTTCCGCCATTTTGGACAAATTCGGGACTAAAGGTCTGGAACGCCTGAGAAGACTCAGCAGGAGAGTTGGCCAATCCAGCCTCCACATTTGTATTGACTTGTTCAGCGAGGACACCAGGTCCAAAGCTACGCTCAGGGTGGCGGAGGTTTTCAGGAGCGTGAGCGGACTCTGTGGTGACTTGATAAGGATCGGCAGCATTAGGCTCAGGAGCAATCGTTGGTGGCATATTCACAGGGGCAGCAACATTCGGCGGATTGGGTCCACCAGCGCTTACATTCATGTCTCCACGAGGAATCGGTTCACGGATACGAGGAGCAAATGCAGGAGTCTCAGCATGCGGTTCGGTCATAGGGTAGCTGCGAGGAAATACACTAAAATTTTCAGAGGACGAAAAGTAGCGAACAACAGCATAGGCCAAAGCGGCCAAGAAGAGTCCAGTCAATAGGCGTTGCCACATCTGTTAGTCGGCGCAAAATTTACAGGGGCATTTTTTCTTCAGCAAGTGTAGAAGCTTAGGATGCCTCAGGATCAATCAGACATTGCTGAACTTGTTGCCGCTGCGGAGGAGGTGCTTGCCGATGGTAAGGTGACTTTCGGGGAGCTCGTTTATCTGGGAGGGAAGTTGGCGAGCAAAGTGAACCGACTTGAACACCTTTCGGGAAAGCAGAAACAAGCTCTTGTGCTTGAGGCTGTTGAGCTGGGATTGAAGAAGGTGTTGCAGCAGAAGAAGGCGTCCTTGTCACCCGATGAGTTTGTTCGTTTCGCGGAGAAGGTCGAGACCGCTCAGATGTTTGTCCACGAGACTCTCCCTGCCGTTCTTGACGTTGCTGTTCAAGCGGCTCGTGGGGAATTAGATCTCGGCAAGGCAGTTTCCCCTGGGGGGGGTTT